TACTTATCTTTCCTTTTATTGAATGATGTCATTGTAGCACGGGATTTACCACCGTACTTAATAAAGTCATACTTAGGGTTAGTAAAATGACTTTTCATCCCCAAATACGCTTGATATGTTTCAAATGGTGTCACTTTCATCCCTTTGATATTGTTTGTTTTTGATCTAAAAAATAATCGAATCTAGAAGATACATCATAATCATAATAGAAATACTGTCTCCCATATCTTGGAACATCAGTTCTCCATCCACCAAAATCAATAAATCCACTCTGACTTGATGTTGGAAATTTATCAACCCATTCTTCATCACCATCCCATTGCCAAGAAGAACAAGAATCTACAGTAAGAATAGGAAATGCATAAGTAGCATTTAATCTTAAAACACTATTATGCCAATCCCAATAAACCTTATGCATCAACTCATCACTATTCATTTTTCTACCATTTGTCGAGTGAAAAATAAGTTGTATCTGTGGTCTATATTCTAAAAAATAATTGACCATAGGAAGTATTGAAGTTTGTTCCCTATTATGAGCACCCCACATATCATTACATACCATTCCCATAACATGAATCTCTGGTATATTCTCAAGAAAAGGAGTTTCCATTAAAGGAACAGAAATTATCTGTTCTTTACTAGGACTTCTTGGTAAAACACCTTCAGAATCTAAAGTTAAAGTTTTATTTGTACATCCAAGTAATTTACCATCTTTACTATAATGCCTAATTTGATTTCTAAAAACCTGACCAAAATATTCTCTTTCATAAAATCCAGTTCCTAGATGTAAACCTACACCTAATTTCTTCTGATGTTCTTCTACTTCTATTAAAGCATCATTTAATTCTGGTATTTTACATTGCCAATTAGTTTCATATCCTGATAGAGATCCTTCAGGAGTTAATATACAATCTACTTCATTCTCCTTTGCCCAATCTAGTGCTTTTAATATTTCTTTTTTATTAATCTGTATATTTTTACCACAAGGAATTTGAGCTCCTGCTAATCTAAGAATCTTATTCATTTTCCTCCTTTAAAATTTCTACCATTTGGAAATGATGTGTTATATGATCCTCCTTAGCTTTATTATTAATCATATTCCAATATTTTTCTTTAGTATTAAAAGGTAAATCATAATAAAAATATTGTCTCCCATATCTAGAAGCTTGAGCAACCCATTCACCTAAAGGATTTACAACACCACTTGGAGATGCAGTTCTACATTTATCAATAACTCTTTCATCACCATCCCAACCCCAATGAACACAACAATCTACAGTTAAAATTGTAGCAACAGAACGAAAAGCAGTCATCTGTATCCATGCTTCACACCATTTATCCATAGTATTTCTAACAACATAATCATGTTGCCCAACAATATAAGGTTCTTCATTATAATCCTCATTCTTTTTAAAGTCAAATTCAGAAAACTTATATCCATTTGTAGAATGAAATATAATGTCAACATGCTTCTCAGTTAAAATCTCATTCAAAGCTTTAATTGGTTTATTATCTTCACCTTGCTCTTGCACTGCACCCCACATATCATTGCATATCATTCCAACAGCATTTAACTCAGAACATTTAAAAGTCTTTAAAGTATTGAGACATGGTACTACATTACCATCAGCTTGAACGGTATAAGTTTTATTAGTGTGATGATATAACCTACCTCCCTTATCATAATGCCTAATTTGATTTCTTTTTAAATATCCTTCTTTCTCATAGTTGAGCATAGCAGTTCCAAGATTTAAAGCAACTCCACATTTTTGTTGATACTCTTCAACTTCTTTTAATGCCTCAAATAATTCATCAACATGATCTTCCCAATTTTCACCATATCCAGAAAGAGAAGCTTCTGGAGTCTGTATTAAATCAACATCATTCTCCTTTGCCCAATCTAGTGCTTTTAATATTTCTTTTTTATTATACTGAATGTCCTTATCATTAATAGGAATTTGAGCACCTGCTATTCTAATACTACTCATTTTCTTCAGTCTCAAATTCAGTAATTGCATCAATAGGCACTTCTGCATTACCTACCCGATACCAGTGAACCATTTCACCAGACTTCCAACTTTTTCTCTCACCAAGATATTCAAGGTCAGGCATATTATAATCACGCAAAATCGCTTGTAAACGATGATGCAATAAATCTAATTCAGAAATTTCCATTACATAGGTCCTGCAGTATCTACACCAGGCATACCTTCAGGAATCAATGGAGCAGGAACTAATATATTTTTATTCCCATCTTTATCTTCAGTCATAAGATCAAAAGGTCTATCAGTATCTTTAAGAAATCTTGCAAATTTAAATTTAGTAGTACAACCCACATCTAAATCATGATAAAAATATTGTCTACCATGTCTTGGGACACTTGTTTGCCAACCAGTAAAATCAAGAAGACCACTTTCACTAGAAGTTGGATACATATCAACAGTATCTTCATTCCCATCCCAATCCCATTTAGTACAGGAATCTACTGTTAATATTGGGGACAGTGTTTTATATGCAGTCATTCGTAAAAACCCATCTGCCCAAGCATTGAATGGGGCGTATTGGGTATCATCTTCTAAAAAATTCCTACCATTTGTGGCATGCATTATTAAATCCATAGGATATTTTCTCATCTTAGAATCATCTCTAAGAGTATGTGGAGCTTCACCCCAACCCCACATATCATTACATATCATACCACCAGCAATACCTATACCACTATCATCATCAAATAAAGGTACACCACATATACCTTGTTGAACATTATCCCTACCAATACAATCTTCTGACTGTAAAACCCAAGTCTTATTTGTAATACCTAATAAATGACCTTTTTTTGAATAATGCCGAATTTGATTTCTATTAATCTTACCAAATCCCTCTGGTTCTTGAAATAAAGTCGCTAGATGTAATCCCACACCCAATTTCTTTTGATATTCCTCAATTTCACTTAAAAGATCATTAATTTCTTCTAATTTATTATACCACTGATTACAATATCCAGAAAGAGCTCCTTCTGGTGTAAGAATATGATCAACTTCATTATCTTTTGCCCAATCAAGTGCTTTTAATATTTCTATTTTATTGACTTTTGGTTCTTTATTAACTGGGATCTGTGCTCCAGCAACCCTAACCATCTTTTTCTCAAAAGCATCTGCTGGTGGAAGCATTCCAATTAACTGTTCAACTGCTTTGGCATTAGTTGCCTTTTCTCTTTGATAAGCATCCATTAGTTTAATTCCTCAAAACAAACTTTATTTTTCCAAGTTTCATCTCTGACAATTAGAGCTCTTGTACCCTCTACATTATCTTTAATAGTAAACCCTCTACGAGTAAATTTAATATTAAAAGATAAACTCAATCTTTCATGATCAGTTTGATTAACAAAAGTTCTATGACTTAAGTATCCTGGCCACAATATAAGAAATCCTTGCTCAAGTGGTGCAGTATTTTGATTAACTGCCAATTCCATAATTAAATTACTAACTAATTTCTGATTAGGATCTTCAAAACATAAATTACCATCTTCACCATTTGTTTTTATATAGTATACTCCAGAAATATCAGTACTTCCATGAGTATGCTCTACAGCAGATCTTCCTTTAGTAGTTTTAGTTATCCAAGAAGAATCAATAATATACTCCATAGGTCCAGTATAACCTAAAGTAAATACATAATCCTTTACTGACTTTTTCAAAAATTCTAAAAAGGAATTGCAATTATACTTCTTTATAATATTAGCAGTAAATGCTTTTGGTGTCAATAAATGAGAACTATTTTTTGGAAATTGTGGTGGAATTTCATAATTAGTATTTTTATGAACTTCCAGTAATTCTTCCTGTATCAATTCATATTCATCATCAGTAGGTTTAACATAATAAAGTGGAATAGAAAATGCAGTTTGAATTGGCATTATATTGGTAATTTTGCTTTAGAAGTTGCTTTCATAAAGTTGAGACGAGTTGCATCCCATTTTAATCTTTCTTTTAAAGGTTTTGAAATAAGTTTAGATACTGATTCTACCTCAATGTTATTATCTTCGCAATAGTAAACAATAGCATCAATATAATTAAATCCTTCTTCTGCTACTATCTTTTCAATTTCCATAGAAAATTTAACTGGAGTGAGAAACTTGCTCTCTATTGCCTTTTCTAATTCTTTATTTGGTTCCATAGAGCTCCAGTTTATCGTTAACAAATTTGTCAATATATTGGGTGAGAAGTTTGATGTACTTCGCTTTGTCTCGTTCTTCATAAATTACACACTCGCCATTTTCGCAGGCCATAATAATTACAAGTTTTTTAATTGATATCCCCGTCATCTCATACAACATACATCCATATGCCATACACTGGACAAAATAATGTTCAATCCAGTCTCTTGGTTTAGGTTTTTTTGATGTTTTAAAATCTATTATCGCTAACTCGCCATCATACTCAGCAATACAATCAACGGTTCCAGCAACACCTAATTCTTTACTATATAGCGGTCCTTCCAGAGCGTATATATTGTTTATTTTATTTAATTTGCCCTTGGCAATCTTAAATAAAAAGTCTGAAATGGGACGCACTTCAGGTAGATCTTCATTCTTCAGATAATGCTCTGTAAGAGTATGCATATCAGTTCCACGACCAGTAGCCGCCTTAGTAACCCGATCTGCTTCTTCATTACCTACTCGTTTTCTCCACTTAACAAATATCTCTTTATTAAAGTGACTGGTTACAGAAGTAATAGAAACCATTTTGACGAGTTCTTCCTCATCAGGAATCTTATAATAACGAACTCCATCTATATGCTCCCTTTCAAGAGGTTGGAGGTTTAGATCAATATGATTAAATTCCATATGATTTACATCTAAGTTTTGGTACTAATGTGGGTGGAAGGCTCAAGTCAAAGAAAAAGAACACTTGCGTTAATCTAAAATCATCATCAGATGGCATATAATAGCTTGTTTGACCATGCCACTCTGCACCACTGTAGATAATAGATCTATTATACCTGTTTTTTACTTCAGTAGTCAAGCTAAATCTATCATTACTCTTAACAATCTCTTTCCTATAATGTTTTAATGAATCAACACCACAAATATCTTCCTCACCAAGAATATCATTATACCATTGAGGTTCCTTATTAGGTATTGTGACCTTTTCTTCTTTTGGTATATCATAATCCATATGATAAACAGATGTTCCGTTATCATTAAGTGGATCTGGATCTAAGTAAATAACTGCTGCAAGAAAACATAAACCATCATTATGAATCCATCCACCATTCACAGGATCTTTTGGATCACCAGAAAATCTCCATATTTTTTGAAAATATGAATAACATCCATAATTTGTAGGATCACAAGTTTGAGAATAATCCCCATACATTGAAAGAATTTTATGATAAGAAATCTCATAAAATTCTTTATTAATTGTAGATATACATTGACTTCTTAAACCTGGATGAATTCCAATTTTATTAGTGTAATCAAGACTTAGTGCAAATTCCCGAACAGAATCTGGATCTTCGTAAAAGTTATCACAAACTGTTACTGGATAAACAATCCAATCATTACCTTCCCTAATAGAATCAGCAGCAGATTCAAGATCAGGACTAATATTAGAATCCATTCTCAAGTTTGGCAATAATATATTCTTTGACAAGTCCTGAACGAACTATGTCATCAACACCAAACTCTATTATATCAAAAGATGGCATTTTACGCAAAATGCTCATAAAGTCTACAATACCATTACGATCATTAGTTTTAGTAAGATCGCTCTGACTAGCATCACCACAGAACATAATTTTTGAGTTTTCGCCCACACGAGTGATGATAGAATCTAATTCGTGGAAATTGAGGT